CTGGCCGTGCGCACCAAGGCGCGGGAGGCCGTCGCGGAGCTGCGCGCTGCGGCGGACGCCAAGGCGAGCCGCCCCGTCGAGATCCGGCCGTCGTACCTGAGCCCGGCCGCGCTGCTGCCCCACTACGAACGCCTGGCGCGCGAGGGGAGCGCCGCTGCGGCCACGCGTGCCGCGGCTCTGCGCCGGCAGATCGAGCAGGAGGCCGAAATTTCGGCAGGGGAGCGGCAGGCATGAGCGACACCCGCAAGCCCACGAACCCGAAAGACCTGCTCGGGTCCGACAAGATGCCCCTGCACCTGTGGCCCGAGAGTGCCTCGGCCCTCGGCGCCCTGGCGCTGCTGGACGGCGCGCTGAAGTACGGCCGCAGCAACTGGCGGCACTCCGGTGTGCGCGCCTCGATCTACGTTGACGCGGCGCGGCGTCATCTCGGCCGGTGGTTTGAGGGGCAGGACGCTGATCCCGATAGCGGCCTGCCGGAGCTGGCGCATGTGCTGGCCTGTATCGCCATCATCGTGGACGCGCAGGCCGCGGGCATGCTCGTGGACGACCGGCAGACGCCAGGCGGCTTTCCGGAGCATCTGTCGGCCCTGACGCCGCACGTGGCGCGGCTGAAGGCGCTGCACGCCGGCAAGGACCCCAAGCACTACACGATCGCCGACGCACAGCCGGCCGAGCCGGAGCCGCCCGAGAGCGCTCACGACATCGCGGACTGTAGGGCCCAGAAGCTCGGGTCGATGCTCCAGGAACTGGCCAGCAATTTCGACTGGAAGAACGAGCTCCGTGCTGCGTCTCTGAGGCCCGCCCCATGCGGCGCGCCGGAGTGCCGGGAGGGATGTCCGATCCTGCGCGAGTACGGGCATCTCTGTGGCCCGTCCATGCGGACGGAGGCGCCCCATGGCTGAGCGCGACCACGCAGCCCTGCAGGCCGCCTACGCGGCGCAGCGGCGGCGCTACGACCCGGGCGGCTACTACGACGCGTGGATCCGCGCGCAGAAGGCCGCACAGGGCGGTGCCGCGTTGGCCGCTACCCAACCACCCCCAGAGCACGAAACGGCCGTCAGCGCCAGCCAGCGTGCGGATACGGGGCATCAGGAGAGCGAGGCATGAGCGACGAAGCGATCCGGTACGGCTGCCATGTCGACCTGTTCGACCTGCCCGAGGAGGCGCAGCCGGATGACTGCGTGATCGACGCAGGCCGGCGAGATCTCTGCGTGTACGCGTCCCGGCACGGCCGGAAGGAATTGTGCCCGTACTGGCGGCGGATCACGCCGGAGAGCATCCGGCAGGCCAGGGAGGGCGAGGCATGATCCCGCCCCGCGAACTCGTCGGCGCGATGGGCTTCGCCCTCGCTCTCGGCCTCGTCGGCGGCAGCCTGGTCGTGGGGCTGTCTACGCCGGTCGTGCTGCAGCTCTGGGCGTGGGGAGTGGTGTGATGGCTGAGCACGAGTCCGCCATCGGTAAGTCTGACGATTGGTATACTCCCCCGCACATCTTCGAGGCTCTGGGGCTGACATTCGACCTCGATCCATGCTCGCCCGGCCCGGGGCATTGGGTGCCCGCGCGCAAGGTCTACACGAAAGATGATGATGGCCTGATCCAGCCGTGGGAAGGATTGGTCTGGATGAACCCGCCCTTTGGTGGTCGGTATGGGCATGTGCCATGGCTGCGTAAGTTCTTGGCGCATGGCAACGGCATCGCTGTTGTGCGCGCTTACACATCGTCCGACTGGTTCCACGCATGGGCGATCCACGCCGACACCATGTTGTTCCCGCGAGGAAAGACGAAGTTCATTCGCCCAGACGGCAGTGTCGGCGGCTCTCCCGGTCATGGCGTTGTCCTGCTCGGGATGGGGGGCGTCGCAAACGAGGCGCTGCGGCGCTCCGGGCTCGGCTTATTCGTGCCGCTGGAGCGATCCGCGCAGGAGATTGCCGCATGAGGCCCCTGGCTGACGATTTCCAATCCTGGACCTGGCCCGAGGACGTGCTGCGCCGGGAGCGCGAGATGCGCGCCGGCATCGAGGCCGCGCGCCAGCAGGCCGAGGAGGAGCGCGCCGCGACGCAGCGGCTGTTTCCGGTGCCGCAGGCCGAGGGGCCGTGTGGGCGGCCCGACTGCGTGGATCGCTGCCGGCGCTGGCCGCGCGCGATCTGCGTGGCGGCGGAGGAGCGCTGGGGCGGCCCTGAGCGGGCGTGTGGAGCGGATGATGCCTGACGGATGTGCTGACACCCGCGCGCGCCGCCTCGTGCCGGGCGAGACAGCGGGCGAGTTCTACGAGGTGGTAGACAACCACCCCTTGGCCCACTGCGAGACGCAGGGCCTGCTGAGCTACCGCCAGTGCCGCGCGGCCGAGCACCTCTCCCGCCTGTATGGCATCGGCGGAGGGCGCACGCCCTGGACGCGCGGGCGCTGGGGCGACGACAGGCCTGAGGAGGAGGTCGCCGCCGCCAGGGCCGAGTACCGCGAGCTGATGGCGCGCGTGCCGCACCAGTGCCGGAGCGCGCTGGAGACGCTGGCGATGGGCGAATGGCCGCTGGGGCGCGATCCACTGCCGCTGCTGCGGGATGGGCTGGACGTGGTAGGAGATGCACTCAGGCTGGCACGCTGAAAATTTCTCGCGCCGGCACGAAATAGGCGTTGACGACCTAGGAGAGATGCGCCTAATATCACTCATCGGCAGGGGCAATGGGGCCCGGCCGGGGAGCACAGACCGATGACCGACATGACGATTGCCGACCTCCGCCAGATCGCCGCCGAGAGCGGCCTGTCGCACGCGGAGTTCTGCCTGGAGCAGCACGCCAGCCAGGTCGGTCGCGACGCCTGCGACGACCTGTACGCTGAGCTGGCCCGCCTCCAGGCCGAGGCCTGGGAGGATCATGTCGCGTCGGTCCGCTCGTGACCCCTGAGGAGTTCCGCGCCGAGCTGGCCGCGTTGGGGTTCTCCCAGCTCGGCTTCGGCCGGTGGCTGTCTGAGCACGGCCACCCGGCGCGCGACGTGGGCCGCAATGTCCGGCGCTGGTGCCAGGTCGGGCCGCCGGGCGAGGTGGTGGTGATCCTGCGGCTCATCCGCGAGGCGCGGGGGATGCAGCAGGCGGCGTGACCTGCACCGATCGGTCGGACCCTTGGTCCGACCGCGCTTGCGCTAACACCTGTCCGGCGTGTTACATTGCGGCAAGCCGGGGAGGTAATGCATGTCGCAATGGCGACCAATCGACAGTGCCCCCAAGGACGACACCCTGATTGACCTGTGGGTCGTCCGACACGACGGCACCGGGCACCGCGAGATTGATCGCTGCTGGGACCCCATGATCGAGAACTGGACGCTGGATAACCACTATGCCAGCTGGGCCACGCACTGGATGCCGCGTCCGGAGCCTCCGCCCGTTGACAATCCCGACTAAATCGCTTAGGTAAGGGATCGTCGCCCTCGAAGTGCGCCCAAAGCGCGCCCACGCCCGCCCGGTTCTGCCGAGGCGGGCTTTTTCATGCCCGCAGCTAACCGTAGAGCCGGCCCTGCATCCATGCCCACGACCTACACGCCGGAGATGGCAACAGCCATCTGCGACCGGATCGCCAATGGCGAGAGCCTGCGCGCGGTCTGTCGGGATGTGGGGCTGTCGCCTGGGGGCTTCTTGGGGTGGGTGCTGAGGCACCCTGACCTCCGCGAACAGTACACGCGCGCGCGCGAGATCCAGGCGCACGTCCTGGCTGACGAGACGCAGGAGATCGTGGACACAGAGCCCGATCCGGCCCGTGCGCGGGTGCGGCTCGATCAGCGCAAGTGGCACGCCGGCAAGCTGCTGCCGAAGGTCTACGGCGACCGCGTGACGCAGGAACACACAGGCGCCGACGGCGGCCCCATCCAGATACTTACCGGCGTTCCTCGGCCTGATGCGGATTAGCCTGGGCTACGAGGCCCGGCCGCAGTTCGCACCCTTCCATCTTCGCCGCCAGCGCTGGGCTTGCCTGGTGGCTCACCGCAGGGCGGGCAAGACCGTCGCCTGCGTCATGGACCTGATTGACGCGGCGCTGCGCTGCGACAAGCAGGACGCCCGGTTCGCCTACGTGGCGCCGACCTACACGCAGGCCAAGGACGTGGCTTGGCTCTACCTCAAGCGCTTCACTGCGCCGCTTCCGGGCGTGGAGCAGCGAGAGAGCGACCTCTCCGTGATCCTGCACAACGGGGCGCGGATCAGGCTCTACGGCGCCGACAACTACGACCGGCTGCGCGGCCTGTTCTTCGACGGCGTCGTCATGGACGAGTACGGCGACATGGACCCGCGGGCATGGCCCGAGGTGATCCGGCCGGCGCTGTCCGACCGCCAGGGCTGGGGCGTGTTCATCGGGACACCCAAAGGCTCAAACCACTTCCGCGAGGTGTGGGACGCCGCCGAGGGTGACGAGGCGTGGTTCCGCGCCATGCTCAAGGCGAGCGAGACGGGGCTGTTGCCGCCGGCCGAGCTGGCTGACATCCGCAAGTCGTTGACCGAGGACCAGTACGCGCAGGAGATGGAGTGCAGCTTCGACGCTGCGGTCATCGGCGCCTACTACGCGGGCGAGCTACACCGCCTGGACGAAGCCAAGCAGGTTGCGCGCGTTCCCTGGGAGCCGAAGGTGCCCGTGCACACCGCGTGGGACCTCGGCATCGGCGACCAGACCGCGATCTGGTGCTTCCAGAAGGTGGGCGACGAGATCCGGGTTATCGA